AAGATCCTTTATATAAAGGAAAGTTTGCAGGGAAGAATAAAGAGAAGGCAGATGCTCAGATGTACCTAACTGAAAAGTCTTTACGTTACACTCTATTTGGTCTTGGTAAACTTAATAAAGCACAGGCTGAACTTCTTGATAAAATTAAAAAAGGAGAAAGTGTTAATAGTGATGATATATTTGGTGAAGGTTTTAAAAATGTTGATAGAAAAGTTGTTGATAAAGGAGGTTCTATAGAATTTAATGCTCAAACAAACTCTATTAAACTTGTATATAGTGATGGTAAAAAGTATATTAAAGTTTCTGGAGTGATGTTAAGTAAACAATTAACTTCTATAAAAGTAAATGGTCAGTGGGAAGCTAGACCAGGAAGTGAAGAGTTACATATGTTACGTGAGAAGTTAGAAGATTTTGAAGCTAAAAATCAAACAATAACTTTTGGTATTCCTAAATCAGCTTCTAAAGGAGTAAAGAAAAATGTAGCTAGAAGTATTGCTGATATAAATACTAACAATTTTGTTGAGCATGATAATAGATTTTGGAGATTACAATTAGAGAATCCTTCTAATAAAACTATTATTACAGATCCTACACAGGCTA